CTTGAATTAAAAGGCTCGTCTACACTACAAGAAATGGTTGACCAGCCAATATCTCAGGCTTTAGTAGAGGGTAAACAAGATGCTCAAAAGACTACTGAGGCTACAGCTATGACAGCCGCTCAAAAAGGAGGAGCTAAATCATCAATAGCTGGACTTCAGAAAATATTAGAGTCTGGACAACAGGGAGACTTAGCTCAGATGCAAGAACAGCAAAAAGCCTTGACTTCTGCTCAAAAAGCAAAAGCTACTGAAGAAGGAACACAAAATGTTCAAAAACAAGCTTTAGCTTCCGAAGAGTTAAAAGGTATGCAAGAATCTTTAGCTGAAGGCAAAGAGGGAGCGTTAGCTTCAAGATTAGCTAAAAACGAAGCGTTTACTACAGCTGCTGGTGATTTTCTTAATACCGCATCATCTTCCGCTGGTGTGGCAGAACAAGGTATGATAACTCCTAAAAAAGGTAAGCCTCAAGTTAGTGATGGTGAGTTTAGTCACAAGAAAAACCCTATAGACATCACCATAGCTATGGAAGATGAAGATAAATCAGACATGGTGCAAAATGGAGAAAAGGTTGGGGAGCTAACTGGTGGAGAGGCTATATTCAATCCTGAAGATACTCAGAAGATGCAAGAATTAGTTAATGATAAGGATGCTGATGGTCTTTTAAAGCATATGAATATGTTATTTAAAAGATTTGAAAAGCAAGACCTAGAGCACATGAATAATGAGGCTGATAAGCAAAAATCTAATAAGGGCTCTTTAGTTGGAGGCCAAAATAGGCTAGATGCAAATAAAGATGGAGTTATTAGTGGAGATGATTTTAAAATATTAAGAGAGAAAAACAAAGCTATGGCAGGCACTAAAGTTGGTATTAAGGGTTCATACAGACCTCAATTTAAATTTAATAGATAATGTCGGCAAAGTACATTTTTTATAAGAAAGCAAAGACTCCTACTGTTAAGGAACTAACAGCAGGTATACAGAGAAACAAACAACTTTCTGATGATTTATCTAACGCTAGAAAGAATGGAAAGACTCCAAAACCTCCTAATGTAAAACTTAGTAAGGTGGCTGAAGAGTTCGACAAACCTTATATGTTAGTTAGAGAAAAACTTATAAAAGATTTAAATGATTTTGAGCTTGCAAATGCTGGTAATTATGATGACCCTGCGGTAAATGCCAGAATAGAAACTATGAAAAGGCAAATAAAAGACTTTGCTAAATTTACTACAGGTGAAGCTGAAGCTTATAGCTTTTTAGTAGAGGCATCTAAAAATCCTAAAGATGCAAATGGTAATCCTGAGTATGATGTTTCTTCTCTAAAAAGAATGCCTAGAAGATTGACAAAAGATGATGTTACAAAAGCTATTTCTAACGCAGGCGAAGGCGGAGATATAAGTTATCTTTTTGGAAATTCTTCACCATTAAAGTTTGAAGACGGTCAATATGTATTTGATGATGAGGGTTTTCTTATTGATAATGACGGAAATAAAATTGAGGGTTTTAATCAAGACGGTAGTCAAATGACTACAGATGAGTTTGTTTTTGAAAATAGAAGAAACTACTCTAACTATTTAAATCCTGAGCTATTTACTTTTGGAGAGAGAGGTATAGAATTTGGAGGAGTTAGCTATGAAGATGTTCCTGAATTAAATTTTGATAAAGATGAAGTTATGGAAGCTCCTTCTTCTGTAGATTTTATTGGAAATTTAACTAGTGCTGTAAAAGTTCAGAGTGGGGGATATAATATGGATGATGGTAAGTTAAATTCTGAAGGAGAGCAATCTGCTAGAAATCAGATTAGAAATTTAATAACTAAAAAATCAAACGGTGTTTATCCAGATAACAATGCTTCTCAATCTTTATCTGAAATAGCTGTTCAGTATTTAGATGAGGTTCAAGGTGTAGGAGACCCTGCTGAAGAGGAGATTCAATTAATCTTAGATAATCCTGATGAGGTTAGTGTTGGTGGTCAATCTTTTAATGATTACGCTGAAAACACATTGTTTGCTAGATGGAAAGAAGGTAAAGGATATAAGCCTTCTAGGGGAATGAGTATCAATATTGGCGGTGGAGATAAGCCAACTGATTTCTTTGCTGGCACAGCTATAAATCCAGATATTAGAGAGGCTAAAAACTTTACTATAGTTGATGGTGAAGGAGCAGCTCAACCTATAACAACTCCTATATATGCTGAGTCACTTTTAAACAAAAGAAAAACATTATCAACATTTGTAATGAAACAAGGGGTTATATTCCCTCAAGCTATAGCTGGTTTAGAGCAAATACAAGACCAAACATTTAATGTTTTAACAGATAATGTTAGAATACAAGCTATAGATATTAGCACTGGTCAGATTGCTAGTAAAGAGCAAATAGAGCAAGGTGACCCTAACGTAGAATTTATGCCTTATGTTCTTGCTAAAGCTAGTATTAATACTCCTATGGAGGATTTGGCATTTTTGAAGAAGTTAAATGAGTTACCTCCTGAGCAACAAGATTCTTACAGTAGGCTTAAAGATTTATTAACTAAATCAGACAAAACATCAAACATATTAATTCCATTAAATCAGATGTTTACAACTAAAGAGCAGCTACAGTTTAAACTGCTACAGGATGAGGCTGATAGATTAAACTCAGAATATAAGGGTGCTATGAATCAAAATCAGCAACAAGAAGATGAATTAATGAAAAAAGAATTAGAAAATACATACGAAATTTTAAGAAAGTAAAAACAAATGAACGAAGAAGATTTAATATTAGAAGATTCTGACAAAGCAAAACTCATGGAGCTGCTTGTAAAAATGAAAAAGAATGGAGAGCCTAAAGCAAAAATAGACTTGGCTGTTCAAATGTTCACTGAGAAGTATGCTAAAAAAAAAAGTTTGGATACGGAAAGTATTACATCAGATTCGGAAGATGGTGTATCGGAGCCAGACAATTTTGAATTTGACCCATCCACAAAAACATTTACTTTAAACGGTGAAGTAATTAATATTACTCAGGTTCCTGATAATAAAAAAGAGGAGCTAATACCGTTGAGTCAAACGGTGCTTATACCTGAAGAAGCACAAGCTACTCCTTATCCTATTGCCTCTGGAAAAGATGGAAATATGCTTTCTACCATACCATTTGGAGAGAATAAGTCTGATGTATTTGTTGATAGTGATGGGCTAGAGCTGTATAATCAACTTGTTTCTAAACAAGAAGAGTTAGCTAGATTAAGTAATCAAAAACAAAGATTAATCACAGGAGGTAGCTTCGGCTCTCCTACAACTGGAGTTACTGGTTCATCGTTTTTACCTGTAAACCTAAGAGGTAAAGCAAATGAGCTAGATGAAAAAATAGAGCCACTTCAAAATGAAGTTAACGAGATAAACAGTAATTTATCTAATAACATAGAAGCCAACAAGTTAATACAACAAAAGTATAATTATGATATATTAAAATCAAACGAACCAGGATTTGATTACAAGTTAATATATAGTATGCCAGCTGAAACTTACTTTAATGAACCAGCTGATGATGTTTATGGTAGAGGCTTAAATGAGCAGGAGTTAAATCAATTTAAAAACGAGCTCATGTTTGAGCGGTCTAATGATAACTTTGGTATAGTACCGAACATACTAAGAAATGCTTCTAACGATGACAATACAGAAACATTAACTCAAAAAGTCATATCATCTGTAAATAATGACTTAGAGTCTAGCATGAGAAAGTATTTAAGTGATGATGAGATTGCTTTAGCTAAATTAAGAACAAAAGCTTTTGAGTTGGAAAAACAACTAGAAACAGCACTACCTACAGATAAAGCTAGATTGATAACAGAGCTATCGGATACAAAAAGAGCTATAGAGGCATCTACAACAACTAAAGAGTTTTTTAATTTAGATGGTAGTAGAAGAGATGCTCCTATATCTGAAGGAGAATCAGAATTACAAGAGTTTAATAAACAGATAGATGTTAACTATCAGCTGTTTGACCAAACAGAAAGAGGTCAGTTTTTAACCATATATGAAAGGCTTTCTTCAGTGCAGAAACAACTAGAGGCAGACTTTGAAAATCTTACATATAGAAACACTAATGGTGAATATATTAGTATTAAGGATGCCTTAAATATAGCTGAACTTAATCCTGGCATAGGAGCAACTAGAGGATTTACGGCTTTGTTTGGTTCCAGTTCAGACGCTATATTAGATTCATTAGGATTACTGCCTGAAGAAAAAGTTAATGCTAAAAGAGTAATTGAATCTTATAAGGATAGATATAAAGATAACGAGGCTAAGCTAATAGCCATGACTAGACTTATAGGAGCTAACACAGACCCAGGCTCCATAGATAAGGGTGGCTTTGCTAATATAAAACTATTAGGGGAATCTTTAGGTGAGGGCTTTGGAGGTATACTTATAGATGATTTTAACATACAAACTGACGCTGATTTTATTGCTTCTTTTGGTCAGTTGATGAAAGAAAACGGTATAGAGTTAACCGAAGCTCAAGAGATTCAAGTAAAGAATGATGTCAGCGACATGGTTGCTTCTGGTATAGGAACATCTATACCTATAATGCTTCAAATAATGCTAACTAGACAGATACCTGTAGGTGCTTTAGGTGCTATTAAAAAGCTACCTAGATATAGAGCTATGGCTAATTACCTTACGTCTAAGGGTACAACTGGTAAGTTTACTTTAAGCTTAGCTGAAAATATAGCTATTGGAGGTACATCTTTTGGTTTAGTCAAGTCAGATGATATTGGTGTTGCTATGGGTGTTGGTGAAGGTAGTGTTGCTGCTGTATTCGATACATTCTTCCCCAAGTCAAAAGCTTATTATGCTATTAGAAGTATTTTTGGAGCGGCTAGTGCTAGAGGTATAAATACGGGAGCGTATAGTTTAAGAGTTTTAGGTGGTGGAGCTGGTGAGTTGGTAGCGGAATATTCTGGAGAGATGCTTGACAATATGTTTAAAAGAGGATTTAACTGGGAGCAAGCACTAGAAAGAACAGTGGGTAGAACTAAAGATGAGGCTCTAGATAAGCTTATAGCAACAGCTATAACATGTACTATGTTCTCATCAGCATTCAATGCAGGTATGTTAAATCTTACTATAGATGAGATTAACACTAAGTATGGAGGTGCTAATCAATCTCAAGATGTTCAAAATGCTGTTAATAAAATTAATGAAATAATAAACAATCATAAAAACAGTAGTTCTGGTGGACAACTATCTTTATTTGATGCTGAGCTATTTGATACAGATGCACAGGATAATCCGTATTTAAATTTAGAAGGTCCAGAGCAAGTTGCTCAACCTGAAATAGACTTAACTGGACAAACCGAGCTAGAGTTGTTTTCAGATGGGGCTACTTCGTTTGCTGAGCAACAGATGTCTGACGTACTATCTCAAAAGGTTGACGGAAGAAATAATATAAAACTAGGTAGAATTAATACAGGAATGTCTGATGTTAAAGTTCAAAAAGCTATCAACGACTTTAATAATGATGTTCAGAGTGAGGAAAGAGCTGAGTTAGAGAATGCTCTAAAAACTATGTATGATTCAGGTACAATAACTTTCTTAGGCTCTGATGGGAAAAAAGTCATTAAGAATAGTGTTAGCACATCTGACTTTAGTGATGTAACTAACGATGTAAAAGTTACAAACGATAGACAGTATGTGTATGGTAATCCAGAGCTTTTAGAAGAGCAGTTTCAGCTTAACATGGAGATGACAAAGAATGGAACTGTAGAAGGTGGTACTACTTTTAACGATTCAGACGGTAATTTGTTTGGTCAAAAGAAGTTTGCTGTAAGTATATTCCCTGACCTATCAGTAACAAAGCAGAAAGGAGAAGGCACTTTTAGCAAAGAAGAAATCGCAGCTTTTAAAGAGAAGCACAAAGATATACTTGATGGAAATAAAAATTTAGCAGTAGGAACATATACAAGTCCTGAAACGGGTATATCTTATTTAGATGTTACAGCTGTTATGTCAGATGCTACCACAGCACAAAAACTTGCTATACAATATAATCAAGAGTCTTACTTTGACTTAGAGAGAGGTAAAGAGATAAGAACAGGTGGCACTGGTGCTCCTATAGAAGGTATGGAATCTGTAGAGCAAAGAGTAGCTGATATTGAGACTCTTCAAGTTCAGGAAGGCTTTACAAAGAAAGTAATAAAAAAGATTGAATCTTTTGAAAAAAATATTGTTGAGTTAGGATACTCAGACCCATTCTTAGCTACAGCTACGGTAAAGGCTGCATTAGTTATAATGAGAAAGTCTTTAGAAGCTGGAGTTAGTATAAAGAAAGCTATAGACCAGGCTGTAGCCTATATAAAAGCTAATAAAAAGCAGGGTGAAATATTTGACGAAACAAACTTTAGAAGTCTATTCTCAGACAAACCTAACAATGTGACTAGTTCTGCTACTACAACTAAGAGAAATAGAAACGAAGAAGGTATAGTTGAAACTAATGAAAATGAGTTAAATTCAGAAGGTAGCGAGATTATTTTGAGTGTGGCTGAGCCAGAGGAAAGTCAGGTAAATAGACAAGGTGATGCCTCTAGAATGGATAGTGCTGATAAAAAAAGAAAATCTGATTACGAAAAACAAAATAAAAAAATTACTCCAGAAGAAGCTAGACTTACATTATTAGAACTTGGTTTTGATACTAACATAAGGGTAAAAGACAAATTAATGAAATTAGCTCAAGATAACCCAGACATGAGTGTAGCTGCTTTTGAAGCTATAGCGTATAGAGAATTACAAGAAGGAGCTTCTGCCGCAGCAAAACTTTATGCTGATAAAGTTGTAGGAAGGATGGATGGAGGATTAGGTAAGTCTCATTTAACTGATTCACAAAGAGACCTAAGCGATAGAATTATAGAGGCTGAACGTATAATAGGATTGGATAAGCATTATGATAATATGAAATTAGAAACTGATGCTTTGATAAAACAACTATCTGAAATGGAGGTTGGTACAGACTCTTATAACGAAACACTAGAGAAGATTAATACATTGTCTAGTAAAATGGGAATTACTTTTGACCCAGAATCAAATAATCTTATGTTTGGAGAAGAGATTGTTCCAGAAGGACTCATAGAAACAGATGGAGCTCCTATACCCTACAGATTAAAACATCCTGTAGGAGTAGATGGAGAAATGACAAGTTCTGCTGATGCTCAAGCATTTTTAGATAGAGAGTCAGCTAATAATCCAAACTTTGAGAGAGCACAAGAAAGAGCTAATTTTTATTTTGAAGCTACCAATAATCTTTTAAAGTTTAAGCTTGAAGAGGGATTAATAGACCAAGAAACATTCAATAGGTTAAGTCAAATAAAATACTCACCAAGAATGTTTATAGAGCATTTATCTAAATTAGAAGACGGAGTTTTTCAAGATGGAACTGTAAGTCAGTTAGACTCTCCTTTAAAAACTTTAGACCAAGGTTCTGATAAAGCTTTGCACAATGACGCAACAGACCTTATAATAAAACAAATATCTGGAACATATAAATTAGCCTTTAAAAACAGAGCTAGAGGTGGTTTATTAGAGTTTATAAACGAGTCTAACAGAACAGGAACAGACATATCTGACTTTGGATATCTTATAGATAGTAAAAATCCTCTAAGAGATGGATATGTTTCTATGGATGTATATGTAGATGGTAAAAGAGTTAGTATGGCTATAGACCGAGAGATGGCTGATAGCTTTGATACAGGAACAGGAAATTTACCAGGATGGACAAGATGGGTTTCTGGTTCTCAAATACTAAAAACATTTGCTACAGGTGTAAATCCTTTGTTTGCTCTTACAAACTTTCCTAGAGACTTTCTTCATGTTATAATGAGTACAGATACTTATGGTACAATATTACCAATATCTATGGCTAAACTTAGTTATGATATAATTAAAACACTTCCAGATGCTATAATGAGAGGACCTCAATATCAAAGAGCTATATCCCAAGGGATGGGTATGGACCATCTAACAACTCAAGGTAAGGTAACTATTAATAGGGGTGATGGTAGATTCAAGAAGTCATCTAAAAATGTATTTAACGCTTTGGCTTGGTTTGGTGAAACATCTGAACTTATGGTTCGTTTAGCTGTTCGTTCAAGACAGATAACTAAAAGAACGGCTGAGTTTGAAAAAATAAACGGCAGAAAACCTAACGCTAAAGAACTATATAAGATTGAGAGCATGGCTAGTAATGACTCTAGACAAACTATGGACTTTAGTAAAGGGGGTAGATGGGCAAAGAAGGCAGATTCTGTTATACCATACTTAAACGCATCTTTGCAAGGTTTCAGAGTTTCAGCTAAGTATATGAAAGATAATCCAGGTAAATCTGTGATAAAGATTACTCAGCTTGGTGCTGCCGCTATGGCTCTGACAGCTAGAAATATTTTACAGTATAGAGAGGATTACGATAAAATTAGTCAGTATGAAAAAATAAATAACTTTATATTTATGTTACCTACTAAAGATGAAAACGGTAACAGACAGTATATGAGAGTTAGAAAAGACCACTTTATGATTCCTTTCACTACATTCTTTGATGATATTTCTTATCAGTATTTGACTGGTTTAAATCCTAACGAAGGAAAACAACACTTTTCGTTATTCATGGATGATGAAGATAAATCAAATCTTAGAAAAGCTTGGGATATGTCAATGCCTTTAGAGGGGTTTGATATAACTGAATTAGCTACAAACATACCTCTTATAAATGCTTTAAATACTTATAGGTCAAACTATGACTCATTTAGAGATACAGAAGTATTCTCTGATGCTGAGGATTATCCAGACAGACTAGAGTATTACAGAGGAACATCAAAAATATATAAAAAAATTGGAGAATCTTTGGATTTGTCTCCTGCTAGATTAGAGGCTGCTGTTGGTAAGATAACCACAGACCCTAGGAATAATATTTACTATCAAGCTATAGATGGGGTTTATGAGGAGATGACAGAAGGAATGGATGACTCACAAATAGTTGAGTTTGACAAAACTATAGGTAAAGGATGGTTAGAGCAATTAGGCGAATCTTCTTACAGAACTGTAGTTCGTTCTGTTCCTGAGTTTACACAAGACGAAAGTATATCTGTTTTGAAAAAGGCTAAGCAAGAAGAAAATGGTAAGAAATTAGTTATGAGTAGAACAAAATATTTTATGGCTGATGAGTTTGCTAAAGCAGATGAAGATAAGAGAGCTGCTATACTAGATAATATTTTTGAAATATATGGTAATCAAGTTAATTTAGAATTAGGGTATGAGGTTGAACTACAAGAATCTGATAAAGAAAACTTACTTAATGTAATATTAGAAGCTACCACAGAAAAGCAATTTGATGTATCTCCAACTATAGCTAGAATAGCAAACTCTATGGGTAGAAATCCAGAAGCTGCTGCAATTACCTATCATTATTTAATGACAGAGACTGCTAAAAAGTTTGGAGACCCATCTCCAGAGATGTCTAAATTAATGGAAGATGCAACTAAAGTAGGAATAATCAAACCTGGAGACACAAAGTTTAATAGATATTTATTAAATTTGAAGTCTGAGCAAAATAGAATCCAAGAGTAATGGCTACACTAAAGAAAAAAGATAAGTTCTCTGCTGCTAGAGCAACAATGAAAAGATTAGGACTAAAAGGTTTTAATGTTCCTAAGCGTACACCTAATCATCCTAAGAAGTCTCATGTTGTTATGGCTAAGGAAGGCGATAGAACTAAATTGATTAGATATGGAGAGCAAGGTGCTAGCACAGCAGGTAAGCCAAAAGCTGGCGAGTCTAGAAGAATGAAGATGAAGAGAAAGTCTTTCAAAGCTAGACACAGAAGAAATATAGCTAAGGGTAAGATGAGTGCCGCTTACTGGGCTAACAAAACAAAATGGTAGTATTATGAGAATAAGAAAATATAATGATGGAGGTAGTCCTAGTAAAAATCAAGAAATGGGAAAAACTGCTAAATTTGTTCCAGAAAAGTCTTACGATGAATTAAGTTTTCTTGAAAAAGCCAATTATGCATTTAGTCCTAGTATGTATGAATCAAGTTTTATGAAGACAAAAAATCAAGCTCCAGCTATGGGTATGCTTGGTAAGCTTGATAAAACTTTAGGTCTTATTAAATCTGGTAAAAAATTTTTTAAAGACGCAGCAGATGCTACAAGAGACTCTTTAAAAGAAGAAGCAAGAAGTCAAACCACATCAACACCTAGACCTATGACTGTAAAGTTTAATAGAGGAGGTAAAAATAAATCTACAGTAAACAAAGCTGGTAACTATACTAAGCCTGGAATGAGAAAAAGAATGTTTCAAAGAATAAAAGCTGGTAGCAAAGGAGGACCTCCAGGAAAGTGGTCAGCTCGTAAAGCTCAACTATTAGCTAAAGCATATAAAAAAGCTGGGGGAGGTTATAGAAGTTAATATGTCAAATCTAAAGAAATCACAACAAAGTTTAAAGAACTGGACAGACCAAGAATGGGATAATGTATCAGGTAAAAAAGGTGATAGATATCTACCTAAGTCTGTTAGAGATTCTTTGACTCCATCTCAAAAGTCTTCTACAAATAAAAAGAAAAGAGAGGCTACTGCGGCAGGTAAACCAAAGGCTCCTTATACAAAAGACGAAGCTAAGAAAGTTAGAAATGCTAGTGAAGGTATGAGATTAAAAAAAAGAAAGGTTAGCTCTAGACTTGTTAAGAGGTTTAGTAATGGAGGTCTTGGTGTAACAACAAAAGCAAAAGCTGAGTTAGGGAAAGAAGCTGCAACTTATGTTGCGGAAGAGTTAGGGAAAAAAGCTGCAACTTTTTTTACTAAGGAAGCGGTAAATAAAGGTGGTGCTGTAAAAACTGCCTCAAATTTAGGTAAAATTAGTACAGCGATAGCTGTGCCCTTAACTATTTATGATTTTTATAAAACAGGTCAAGAAAAGTCAGGCGGAAAAGTTAATCCTAACATAACTGAAGAAGAGAAAAATAAATCTAATCCTTCTATGGGAGGTAAAAGTATAGCAGAAGTAGAATCTGGCATTCCTAAGTTTAAAGGTTTTAAAAATCCTTTTGCTAAATTTTTTAAAGATGGTGGCATCAACCCACCACAACAACCTCCTATACCTAAAATAGGACCTAAGAAGAATGAGTTTGGAGCTACCAATTATCCAGGAGGACCTGACAATCCTTTTGTTGATGAGATGAGTGTTCCTGAAAAGTCTGTAAATCAGAGGGCTCTAGAAAGTATAAACACTATTGATGGTTTGTTTCCTGGTGCAAAAGACATGTTAGTAGAAACAGCTATTATAGAAAGTAAAATAGGAAAAGACAATAGAGCTGGAGACAACTATATGCAACTAACAAAAACAGGTATAGAGGGTATAACTGATTTTGATTCTCATCCTGGTCTTAAAAATTACTACAATAAATTTGAAAAAGAAACTGGTATTGACGCTACAAAAGCAACAGAGGAAGAATGGAAGAGTGACCCTTTACTGCAGGCCTTTGGAGCTAGACTAATGTATGGTAAAGTTCCTGAAGCAATACCTAAAACAATGGAAGAAAGAGCTGCTTACTGGGATAGGTATTACAACTCAACTGCTGATGAAGAGGGAGATGCTGCTTCTTATATAAAACAGATTACAGAATACCAAAATAAATAACTATATTTGTAAAAAATAATTTAAAATGGCAACATTAACCCCAACATTAACACTAGCTAGCACAGATGCTACCTCTGATGTTTTAAACTTTACTGTTACAGATTCTTTAACAGTAGATGATGCTGGACCTAACAGAGGTTTAACAAGACAAACCATAACAACTGCTGACAATCAAGAGTTAGTAGACGAAGCAATTAGTGGAGTATATTACTTCTACGCTAAAAATACTGATACAACTAATTTTGTTATACTTCAAACTACAGCAAGCGTACAGTACGCAAGACTAAGTCCTGGTGAGTTTTGTTTTTTTCCTGTAAACGATGCAAATGGTTTAGAAGCTAGAGCTGATACAGCTAGTTGTGTTTTAGAATACGCATACTGGAAGAAAGGATAATGAAATTAGAGGTATTAAGATTTAGTAGTGGTGAGGATTCTACATCAGGATTATTGTTTGATGTAACATCTGAGCGTAAGTTTTTAGCATATACTTTAGAAGATGAACACAGAGACACTAAGGTTTATAGTGAGACTCGTATTCCTGCTGGCACTTATAAGATTGGCTTTCGCAAGGAAGGTGGTTTTCACGCTAAGTACCAGAAAAGATTCTCTTCAATCCACAAGGGTATGTTACAGGTTAATAATGTTCCTGGCTTTGATTTTATTCTTATACACTGCGGAAACACAGATGAGCATACTGCTGGTTGTCTCCTTGTGGGGGACACCCAAACTAATAACATGGTACAAAAAGACGGATTCATTGGTCAGTCTTCGCAAGCTTATAAAAGAGTTTATCCTGTTATTGCTGATTGCCTTGAAAAAGGTGAAGAGGTGATAATAAACTATAAGGATATGTAATTTCTTTCTCGTAGTCGTTCTGACTACACTTTTATGTTTTTCATTTGTTTTCTATTGGAGAGCCCCCTTATCTAGGGGGTTTTCTCTTTTACTACTTACCAGACTCTTTCTTTTGAGAGCTACCCCCAAAGAAGAAATCTATAATAGTATTTACCTTGGCGGACATAGCACCAAATATAGTAGAGATAAAACTAATCTCAAACTCTCCCATATCTAAACCACCACCTACAAAATGTTGAAACATAACAAAACTAATACCAAAGTATGCTACAGTAAACAATGTTGCTAATATTTTTTGTATAAAAGCATCATCTTTATACATATCACGAGCAGACTTTCTATCTTCTACTTCTTTTGCAAAAGCTTCTTTCTCTGCCTCTAGTAATAGTTTCTTGAGCTGAAGTTTAGCTTCATCTCTTTCTTTGTCTGTTGTAATAACTTTATCTAGTATACCCTCGGCATTATCAACTACCTTGCCAAGTATACCTCCAAACACATTACCTATCATATTTTTTCTTAATTATCTTAATTACTTCTTTTACTTGCCCTTGATTTCCAGGCATGTAAAGGTCGTAAAATAATTTGTTATCGACAAGGTATTTTTTAAATAGCTTCCATCTTAGATTGAATGCTTCGGTCCTTAAACCCTTAACTTCTATTATCCATCCCTCTTCTAGATTAACAAAGTCAGGTAAGTATGTAGCCCCTCTTATTTTACTACCAACTTCTTTTAATATGTTTCTACCTCTGCTCTTTTTTTTCTCCAAAGAAACAGACTCAAACTTAAAAGATGGTATGATTTCAAATCTTACCTCTTCATATTTAAAAGGTATTTTATTTTTCTTCAGCTCGTTATAAGTAAACAGCTCAATCTTTGAACGAAATATCTTTTTACCTTTTCTAGATACTGTCGCATTCCTTATCTTTTTGTTCATATTTGTGATGAAACTTTTGAAAGTGACTACAGTAATTATCTCTATTGATAAGAACGAGTTCACTTTGATTATTATCTCCCCCCATTACGACTTTTAATTTTTCTATGTTTTGTTTTATTAAATCTCTAAGTTCACTGCATTTTATAACATACATATCCCCTGAGTCTCTGTAGTAATATACAAAAAATTCTGCCTCAGTATGAGATATGCCACTTGGATTACCTCTATACCTTATTTCCACAGCCATGTTTCCAGTATCTCTTTTGTATACATCTGTCTTTATTTCAAAGTAAGATACTTTATTATTTGATGGATTAGTAATACATATATCCCACTTGTAATTATCATTGTATTTTATATTTTTAAATCCATAGCTTTTGAAAAAGTTAGCTATATTCCACTCTCCCTCATTACCTACAATTAAATCTTTTTTAAATTTAGTATACATCATTACTCATTCCTAGTGATACTCTAGATACAATATCCAGCACAACAATATCTATTTGAGCATCTTTTGTAACGCCTAGTTTAGATTTTATTTTACCAAGAATATGCGTATCTCTCATCATTTTACCTATGTTATCTTCAACAGTTATTAACTCAATAACTTTTTCTCTACTTGCCTTTTGTCTTTTCTTTACTCCCTTTTGATTTTTTCTTGTCTTCCACCACCTCACTTTTAGATTCAGTAGAAATATCTCCTTTCTCATATAATAAATTATTTATATCATCGTATATACCCATGTACCCATCGTTGAGTGCATCTATCTTATCTAATTCTTTTACAAATTGATTAGCAGTCTTTACTAGTCTATTGTATTTTAATTTTACAGCATGCCTGTGATGACCTTTCATTTCATTTATAGAGTCACAGAAAGCTCTAAGTAGAGCTAACATAATGTTTGCTCTGGCCATTTCTTCTTGATTTATAAATCCTTTTTCCATATTTATTTTGTATAATAATTACTACTACTATTAGGTGCCATGAGAACAGAGTGTGTGTAACTAATCTTATCTAATGGACAACTGTTACCCAAATCAAGATACCTATTCGACCTCCTATCAAACTTCAATAGTTGCTCTCCAGGTATGCCAACTAATTTCTGAAACTTAACTTTTTGAATATTGACTCTTACTGAGGTGTCAAAGGTATCTTGTGGGTTATTTCTATGTATGCAGACTACATTGTCTGCTTTGTTAAACCAGTTTTGAGAACCACTTATATCATAAGCGGTTGGCATTTTATAATGTAATCCTGTGTCATCCTTATCCATTTTCCTTGGATGTGCTATGATGATAAACTTTAAGTCGTTTACTTGCTCAAACCTACGAATCTTAGTAAGACATTCTCCAATGTATGTTGTTTCATCCTTACCTCTAAACTCATGGTCAAGCTGATTGAACGGGTCTAGTAAACATCCCTTAATACCATATCGCATAACAAGATGTTTAAACTTAGATAGAACATTATCTAAACTAAAATCATCCTCTGGATATATAGCGTAAAAATGTTCATTTAAAAAGTTAATAGCTGTTTCGTATTCATACTCAGTCATCCTATTATCTTTATCCATGTCTGATGTATTACCTATATACATTTCCGCTAAGACATCAAACAAGTCTCCAACTGGATAGTTTTCAGGAGAGAATACTCCCCACTTCCATCCATACAGAACAGATGCGTTCAACATAATCTGCATAGCCATCATAGTTTTACCTGAGCCTGGAACTCCAGTCCATACATCTAACTCTGATGTCCTAAGCTTGTAATGATTATCTAATATTCTGTATCCAGTAGTTAGTCCTTTTTTCTTACCGTTGTGAAAGACATCTAACATATACCCTTTCTCGCTATCTACAGTAAATATACCCTCAACAGGATATGGCACCGAGTTTTTCAAACACTCCTCTAGCTTTATTGGACCTAACTCTACAAGCATTTGATTAGCATCTTTAATACCTTCAGGAAAGTTTACTATGTTACACCTCTCTCTACCCAGTCTTCTACTTATCTCTTCAAGTAAAACTCTACCATTAGTATCATTGTCTGAGCATATGTGAATCTTTTCTACAGTATCGAAGTAACTCCAACAATTATCTAAATAGCTAAACTTATTGTCATAATTTTTAGTGCCTGGATTAGGTGCACCATCAGGAACACTTACACAGTTAGTTATACCTGCTTCTTCCAAAGATAGCTTATCCATCTCACCCTCAACAATATATACCTCGGTGCAGTCTTTTATATCATCAAGTCCATAGAATATCTTCTCAGCATTTTTAGTTTGTTTAAAATTCTTTTCAGCATCTCTATATTTAATATTAATTAACTCACCGTCTCTATAGTAATTAAAGTTTACGGCAACTCTATTTTTACTCACTTGAGGCATAAACTCATCTGATTGAGTAATCTTGTTTCTTATTATTGTTCCAGCAGATATACCTCTATCCTTAAACCATTCGTATAATTTATCGGATAGTGCAGTAGCATTAGATGGTTGAGGTCTGTCGTACTTCTCATCATTAGAAATAATAGTTCTATGACTTAGTATGATACCAGAGTCTCCGCAGTGATGACACATATATGCCCCGCTCTCAGCATTTATAGCTAAACATTTTTCTTTTGATTTCTTTCTTTCGTGAGAGCAGGCTCTACAAGATACCCTTACCTCTCCTTCTTTTTTGTTTATTGTAATTTGGTCGTTGGCTAAACTCATTACTAAAATAATTCATCGTGGTTAAACTTTTCTTTCTCTTTCTCTTTCTCTTTTATAGGCTCGTCTTCCCAGTATTTACCGTTGAGCCATGTTAAAGGATTCTTTCTATATTTTACATCAGGAGTATCCTTCACATACTTGGGAACCGCTTTTATTATACTACTCATAGTAGGTATACCAAGCTTCATCCATTTTTCTAAGCACTTACTGTAACCTACTTTCTTTTGATACAGGTCCCAGAATGTATCGAACAACTCTCTCTTATCTTCTTTTAGTGAGGACTTTTTATTTTTAACTTTATCATTTATATCTACAACTGACATTCTTGAACATAGTTTATTAAAACTATTAAGGCATTCTTTTTCGCTCATAAATAGTATTTCATAAGGTTCCATGAATCCTTTTAAAACTAATGTTATAGTATGCGTATCCATTTCGCAAAGCAAAATATTAGATGTATCTATGAATGTATCTTTAATTCTCAGTATCATCCCATTTAAAATTAAAAAATTGTTTTTCTTTTGTTTTCTTTTCACTAGAAGTAAACTCTATAACTGGTGGAGTTTCAAATGTTATCCACTCATAACACAAGTTAAAAAGCTTTTCAGCTAATAATAATTTAGCCTCATGCTCACTGATGTTATCATCATTTATTTCTATTTCTATCTTTGCTTTCATTTAAAAAAAGTAAAGGGGAGCCCTATTGCTTAGCTCCCCAATACTAACAACAAGGGTAATTAAAATGGTAAACCATCATCTGAAGTAGTAGCTTTTGCTGTCTTCTCTTCAGGCTTGTATGTATTTACCTTAACATAGTGAGTTTTACCGTATTCGTTCTCACCATCTCTGTTTCCAGCGATTGTAAGATTGATATACTTTTCTCCTTTGTATTCATAAACATGTTCTTTAATCTTGCCTAAAGCTACGCTAAAGTTTACGATTGAAGAGCCATCTTCAAATACAACTTCTTTGCCGTTTCCACAGTAAATAGTTTCTGTTTTCATAATAAAATAATTAATCATTAATAATTCTACAAAGTTTTTGATACTTATGATTAAGCATCTGATACCTGTCTTTGTACTCCAGGTATTTCTTTTTAAAGTGTTCTAAGTCATTACTTAAACTTTCTATGTATGTCATTTGACTAGAAAAATCATACAGGTCTAATTTATTATTTATCAAAGCTTCACATTGAGTAAACATCATTTTATATTCAAAGTCAGTCTCTATAAAATCATTGTGATTTTTCTCATAGTGCATAATAGATGCGTGGTCTCGACCAATCAGCATGCCTATTCTTTTTAAACTATAACCTGTAAACTTTCTCATAAGTGCTGAGAACATAGTTCTAGCATTTACATAGTTTCTAAATCTTCTTCTGCTTTTTAATTGTTCTGATTTAGAGTTAGTAATTAAACAGACAACTTGCATAATTTTATCATGCAAACTATCTCCTTCTATTTCTAATTTTTCCAACTCATCAACATTAAATAAACATGTTTCTAAATCTAACTCGGCCATATAACAACTAACATATTAAACAAACAAACTTTTAAATCCATACTCATCTGATACCTCCAGTATTTTATTAATCTTTCTAGCTTGTTTCACACTAAATAGTGTAGGCTCATTTAAATACTTTCTTAATGTAGGCAGAGATATATCTGTCATCTCTGAAAGCTTGTTTCTAGATAGACCTTTACAATCCATCTCAGCTGTCAATCCATTTTCTTTTCTCATAATTTTATTTTTATAATTCATCTATCCATGTAAATTCATAAGGCTCTTTTGTCTCTTCAACAAAGTAATCCTTATAAGTCTTTAATAAATTTTTGTACTTAACTCTACCTCCAGACATGAAATCATCTCCACAAGTATATACTCCTATGTTATAAGGAGCAGACTTTTCAATAACTACAAATATAAAGTTACTTACTCCAAAGGCATCAGAGTAAAAAGCAGATTGTCTATCGTAACCCCATTTGTAACATGAGTTTCTAAATCCTCTTGGAGTTGCATCTTGTGTTGTTTTTATATCCATGATATAACCATCTTCAAGATTAACCCAATCGGCTTTACACTTACATAACACACTCTCATCAGAGTCTTCCCAAACCATAACCTGTTCAGCTTTACCTTTAGATAATAATTCAGTAGCTTCAACAGAAGAATATATTCTGTTTCTCATTCCAATCAAACTATTCCATTCAGCTGGGCTAAGAATAATCTTACCCTTGTTAGCTTCAGAAAACTCCTTAGCCATAGCCTTACCATCTTTAGTTCTCTTGTCCATCTTAGGTTCTTTAACAACAAGTTCTTTAAACTTGTCATGCTCTAGAATACATAGATGAAAAGCTCTACCAAATAGTAATGCTTTGGTTTCTTCTCTAAGGTCAGGGTTGTCTTTATAGTGTTGATAGTGAGCGGGGCTGACTGCAATCTTACCTAACTGTGAGTTTGTAACAAAGTCAAAGTCAGAGTAGTATGCCGAGTCATCAGCAAACTTCTTAATAAATTTATCAAACATGTTAAGCTAGTGCCTCACCTATAAGGTCAGACTGAGGTTTAGTTAATGTATAATTTTTTATCTTGTCTTTAACTACATCAGACTTACCATCTTTAATAGCTTGTAACATAGCCTCAAGTTGAGGAGCGGTTAGTTTTGGCTTAGACTTTTTCTTTGGTGATTTGTCTTTAGCAATAGCAACCTTTACTTCATCAGCAGAAGCAACAGATGTATCAATACCTATACCAAAGTTACCAAGAACTCTACCCCATGCAGATGTTTCGCAGTTCTCAATAAAGCTAGTCTTGTTAATGTACCCATCTGCCTTAACTTCGTGTGCATGAGCAGATGCTATCAAAGTACCATCAGGTCTTACTATACTTGCTTTGAATACACAGTGTTCCTCAGTAGCTTGTACTATCTCAGACACTAATGCGTAGTCAGGGTAATGCTCTCTAAAATGTTTTAGTCTTTCGTTTACTGGGATATAATCTTTCCCTTTGATGTTAATTGTTTTCATTGTTATTTAATTTAATTAAAGTGTGAGCAAATGTAATAAAAAATAATTACATCTGCAAAATTATTCCGTACTATTTAAGTCGGATTTTAACTCTTGCATGATAGAACATCTTTCATAATATTCCTCATTTGTGTAGTAATCTATTAGATAATCTATTATTTTATTAATCTCTCTTTGCTTTCCTGTTTCGTTAAATATTTCTTTTAGATGTTCAGAGTTATCAACTAGATGATGATATAATTCTTCCTCTAGTATAAAGGTATCTAAATTTTTATACTTAGATAAACTCTCTAAAACTATTCTAAATATAATTGGTCTTATTTCTTGTAAACACTTTTTGACTTCCTTATCCATTTGAGTAACATATTTATTGGTATAAACAATACCATCATTCCAAAAGTAAATATAGTTAATCCTAATAGGAAAAGAAAGAAAGAATAAGATATTATATTAACAGCTATCTCAAACATAATTCCTCTCTCCATTTAACAAACTTAATCATTTCTTTTAACTTCTTGATATTATGTGTAGATAGAACAATTTTATTCCAATTCTTATTAATATCTAAGTCAGGTAGTAAGGCCATTGTTTGTAGTGCCTTTACTTTTTCTTTATTAGTTTTCATGTTCTAAAATTTGTTTAATTCTTTTTACTAATATATATGGACTTATACTTCCCATTTCAAATTCTTCAATTTGATACAATATTCTATCTTTCATAATAATCTGATTTATCGTTAGTTATATCTA